GACGGCAGGTGGCCAGTTTGCGAGAACTCCGGCCTACACTCGTAGGCAGCGCCTTGATGGGCTCGTGGAGTACCCGGTAGGCCCTGGTTGTCCTGATAGGCAATCAGCCGATCCAGGTATTCCCTGACATGATCATGTCGCTCCCCTCAATATTCGGCTGATACATCCCATATGGGGCAAAAACTTCAATTCTTCGAAAGTTTTACCCGCATAGGGGCAAAAAGTTCAGCTCTCCTGGGAATGGAGACGATCCTTCGAATTGGATCCGATCGGATTCCGTTGAGTCCTTTTTCGTGTGGAGGAAACACCATGTCCACCTACGACCTCTATCGCTTCATCCACCAGCTGAAGAAGACCCGCCTGACCCGGCAGCAGATCCAGACCCTCCGTGGGCAGGCATTGGCAGGAGATCTTCTTGGTGCTCAAAAAGGACTCGAACGACTCACGAGAAAGGCGGTCCCGCATGGACATCGAGAGAATCCCCGTTGAGCAGATCCGGCACGCATCCTACAACCCCCGGAAGAACCTGAAGCCTGGAGATCCTGTGTACGAGAAGCTCAAGCGGTCCATCCAGGAGTTCGGATATGTGGAGCCGATCATCTGGAATCGTCAGACCGGGAACATCGTGGGAGGGCACCAGCGGGCGAAGGTCCTGGTCCAGATGGGAGCCAAGGAGATCGATTGTGTGGTGGTCGACCTGGACGAGGAACGGGAGAAGGCGCTCAATGTGGCGCTGAACAAGGTGGTGGGGGAGTGGGACCTTCCGCTCCTCACGGATCTCCTGAAGGACCTGGATGCATCGGGGTTTGATCTGTCCCTGACCGGGTTCGATTCATCCGAGCTCGGATCCCTGTTCGGGGAACCGGATGTCCAGGAAGATGACTTCGACGCCGACGAAGCCCTGGCCGAGATCGAGACGCCGAAGACCCGTCTAGGGGATGTCTGGCTTCTCGGACCCCATCGCCTCATCTGCGGGGACTCGACGAAGCAGGAAGTCCTCTCGAACCTCATGGACGGGAAACTCGCAGACCTCATCCTGACGGATCCTCCCTACAACGTCGACTACGAGGGAGGAACCAAGGAAAAGCTCAAGATCCAGAACGACAGAATGCGGGATGACCAGTTCCTGCTGTTCCTGACGGAAGCGTTCTCCCGGATGTACGAGCACTCCAAGAAGGGAGCCGCGGCCTACGTGTTCCATGCAGACAGTGAGGGCTACAATTTCCGGAGCGCTTTCAAGGCTGCAGGGTACAGCCTGCGCCAGTGCCTGATCTGGGTGAAGAACCAGCTGGTCATGGGCCGACAGGACTACCAGTGGAAGCATGAGCCAATCCTGTACGGCTGGAAGGACGGCGCCAGTCACGCCTGGTATGCCGATCGGAAGCAGACGACCCTGGTGGAGTTCGATCGGCCCCAGAAGAACCCGGACCATCCGACCATGAAGCCGGTGGGACTTTGCGGGTACTTCATCCGAAACTCCAGCAAGGAAGGGGACCTGGTCCTGGATCCCTTTGGGGGAAGCGGAAGCACCCTCATTGCCTGCGATCAGATGAACCGGGTATGCCACATGGCCGAACTGGACCCTCGCTACTGCGATGTCATCGTCCGCAGATACACCGAGCACAAGGGTTCATCCGAAGCCATTTTCCTACTGCGGGACGGGGAAAAGATATCACACGAACAGGCAACATAACAGTTGACTACTACAGGGTTCAGAGGGATGTATGTACATACCAAGGAGGTGGTATTCATGCAGACCCTGACCCTGAGCGAGAGAGCCCAAGGACGGGAACGGAAGGAGATCATGAACGTGATCTCGGAACTTGTGGGGAAGCCGGTCTACTACGCCGGCGCTCCCACCTTCGCCTTCGAATCCGGTGGGTGGACCCTGGATCGGAACGGAACCCTGACATCTCCGGAAGTGGAACCCAACCAGCTTCGCAGGATACTGGATGCCCTGAAGGAGAACAGCCTGACGGCGGATGGCAGCCTGATCCTTGGCCTGAAGGAAGAAGCCGAAGACAAGGCGATCCGGAATCTCCAAAACCTCCTGTCGAGCAAGGCGAGCCTGTTTCGGCAGGCTCTGGGGAACGAGACAGACCTGGAAGCAAAGCAGGAAGGGAAGACCGTGTTCTTCATGAACCTTCCCGCCACGCTGGAGTGGGATGAACTGAGCAGCACCATCCTCCTGTGCCGGAAGCTGCTGGAACAGGCAAAGCTGGTAGATCGGGTATCGCCGAAGGAGCATCCGACGGACAACCCGAAGTACTCGATGCGCTGTTTCCTTCTCCGGCTGGGGTTCATTGGGGATGAGTACAAGGCCGCACGGAAGCAGATCCTTCGGAACCTGGAAGGCAGTTCCGCATTTCGCACGATCCGGGAAGGAGAGGAAAAGCCATGCTGACCCGTACGTTTTCACGGAAGCCCGTGACCCTGGACGAACTGAAGCAGATGAACCATGCCGCCGCCTTCATGAAGGTCATCCTCGAGAAGGTCATCGAGCTGGAGCCGGAGCGGTTCCAGACATTCTCCCAGTGCCTGCTGGATGAGCAGGATTTCATCCGGGAGAACATCTCCCTCATGTACATGGAGGCAGACGGCACCTGCCACTGCCTGCTGGTCAAGGAGAAGGGCGCTTCGGACGGGATCCTCGTGGAGAGCGAGGGGTACGAGTATGCCCGGTATGCAGCCTACTGGAATGGAGGAGAATTGAATGAGTAGCAGGATCCTGGCCCAATTGCTCCGGGACTACCTGGCCGGAGATGTGGAACCGGATGAGTCCGTCCTGGATGACATCCGGCGCGTGGAGACCTACGAAGAGGCCGGGACTTTCTCCCGGGATGACGGACTCGTGATCCGGATGCGAGACGGAACCGAGTTCCACATCACAGTCACAAGAAGCAAATAGGCTTGCGTCCACCTGGCGAACCGGTTATTATCGTCGAGGTAATGACAGGGAGGTCAGGTGGACGACATGCAAAACACAATCGATCTGGGTATATTCCAAGAGACAAGCCGCGAGATAGCAGGTCTCGCAATTGCCAGCCCCGAAGGGATTACTACAAATCACTCCGATGGGTTTCTCCATCTCCAGCTCCGGTTCCCCAATGGCATCTTTTCCCATGAGACGGCCCTGTACCTGCATGGACTCCTGTCCTGTCAGCCAGACCAGTTCGTCATGACCTTCGTTGGCAAAACGAGGACTCCGGATATGGACCATCCGGGCTTTCAAGAAAACTTCGTCAAGAGGGAGAAGCATCCAGTGGGCGTCACGGAGAGGCGTACCGCTTCGGGGAGCATCATCCGGGTCTACAATATGGAGCGAGCCGTACTGGATGTGATCCGCTCCAAACGGAACAGGATCGATGCCGACATGATCCTCGAGGCCCTGCAGAGATATGCCTACCGAAAAGATCGGAATATCCCGAGGCTCCTTCAGTACGCCAGAATCCTCAATATGGAACCGCTATTCAGACAGGTCCTGGCGCCCATCCTCGCCGGCAACTTGCCATCCTGATCGTCTTGACCTTTTCCATCTCGAGCTCCTTCGGGGGCTCTTCTCTTTTCCTCAGGAGGTGTTGGCCATTGCCAGAAGGAAGACGTTCGTCCCCAGCCGGTTCATGCTGCCCACCTCCCGGTATGACGAAGCCCGGGCGAACCACGCCATCTCCTTCATCGAGAGCCTCCGACACACCAAGGGGGAATGGTACAACCAGCCGTTTCATCTTCTGGACTGGCAGAAGGAGATTATCCGGAACATCTTCGGGGTCATCAAGGAAAATGGGTATCGGCAGTTCACGACGGCCTATGTGGAGATCGCGAAGAAGCAAGGGAAGACGGAACTGGGAGCAGCCCTGGCTCTCTACATGCTGGCCGCGGACGACGAATACGGAGCCGAGATCTACAGCTGCGCGGTGGACCGGGCCCAGGCCAGCCTGATCTATACCGTAGCGGTCGACATGATCAAGCTGTGCCCTGCACTGCGGAAGCGCCTGAAGGTCATGGCCTCCCAGAAGCGGATCATCTACCCCGCCCGAAACTCCTTCTACCAGGTGCTGTCCAGCGAGGTGTACTCGAAGCACGGCATCAACCCCCATGCGGTCTTGTTCGATGAAATGCATGTAGCCGACCGGGAGATGGCCCGGGTCATGCTGCATGGCGCGTCGGATGCCAGGCGCCAGCCGCTGAACTTCCTCATCACCACCGCAGGCAATGACCTGAACAGCATCGGGTACGAACTGCACCAGAAAGCAGTGGACCTGCTTCAGGGACGGAAGACCGATCCCTCCTTCTACCCGGTCATCTATGCCGCTGACGAGAAGGATGACTGGACCCGGGTGGAAACCTGGAGGAAGGCGAATCCCAGCCTGGGGATCACGGTAGCGGAAGAAAAGCTCCGGATTGCCTGTGAAAACGCCCGGCAGAACCCGGCCGAGGAAAACTCCTTCAAGCAGCTCCGGCTGTGCATCTGGGTGAAGCAGTCCATCCGCTGGATGCCCATGGAGAAGTGGGACCTCTGTAACTTCCCGGTCGATCCGGAAGCGCTATTGAGCCGCACCTGCTATGGAGGCCTGGACCTGTCCTCCACCACGGACCTGACGGCCTTCGTCCTGGTCTTTCCTCCCCTGGATGAGGAAGACCGGTACCAGGTTCTGCCGTTCTTCTGGCTGCCCCGGGACACCATGGACCTGCGGGTTCGACGGGATCATGTTCCCTACGATGCCTGGGCGAACCAGGGGTATGTCCGGACAACGGAAGGGAATGTGGTCCACTACGGATTCATCGAGAGCTTCATCGAGGAGCTGGGAACAAAGTATCCAATTCGGGAGATCGCTTTCGACCGGTGGGGCGCGGTTCAGATGAGCCAGAACCTTGAGGGGATGGGATTCACAGTGGTTCCATTCGGCCAGGGGTACAAGGATATGTCCCCTCCGACCAAGGAACTCATGAAGCTGACCCTGGAGCGGAAGATTGCCCACGGGGGGCACCCGGTCCTGCGGTGGTGCGTGGATAACATTTCCATCAAGGCGGACCCGGCCGGGAACATCAAGCCAGACAAGGAGAAGAGCACAGAGAAGATCGACGGGGCCGTTGCGACGATCATGGCACTGGACCGGGCGATCCGGAACGGGAGCAAGGCAGCTGGATCCGTGTATGATGATCGAGGCATCCTCATGCTCTGAAGAGGACAGCCTGGGGAGTAGCCGACTGCATGCAATACTACTTCCTCTTCTCAATACAACACTTGAAAGGTATAAACCCATATTCTATACTGGGATCAGGATATGGGGGGATGCGCATGAGTGAGGCAGAACTGAGCGAGAGAATCCTGTTCGCCAAGGAAGCAGCCGCCTATCTTGGAATCAGTGTACAGCGCCTGAATCAGCTCGTTCATGAAAAGAAGATCCAGCCATTGAAGAAGACGAGTGCCGGGACCCTCTTCCTGGTCGACGAACTGGATCGAAGGAAACGGGAACTGGAGGTGTTCATGGACGCACAGCCATTCTCCGGCACCATATCAAACATTTCCGTGTTGTCTCCTGTTCACCAGGAGGCGATCAACTACGCAACCCTTCTGAACCTGACGAACCAGACAGAAAGCACACTGGAGCCACGGTTCAACGAACTGGGGAAGCAGGTCGATCTTGCGTCCCCCATGCTGGAGCATGCACAGCTCTATGCGGACCATTTCGGACTGCAGATCAGTCAGGTCAGACGGGGATACGAGGTTACCCTCCGGCAATTCCAACGGTTGAAGGAATCAGACCGGATTCTCAAGCGCGGCCAAAGCGAATACCCCCAATTACTCGCAAGAACCGAGCAGGCTCCACGGTTCCTGTATGCCAGGGGGAACCTGGACCTTCTGCAGAACCGAATCGTATCAATCGTAGGGTCGAGACAAGCCTCGGATGCAGGACGGAAGAAAGCCTATGAGTTGGCCAGGATTCTCGGGATGAACGGAGTCACGATCGCATCCGGACTGGCCCGGGGGATCGATACAGCTGCGCATCGCTCGGCTCTGGAGAACGGGTTCAATACCATTGCGGTGATCGGAACCGATCTGAATCGGGCCTATCCGGCAAAAAATGAGGATCTGCAGGAACGCATTACAGAGTCGGGGCTGGTGATCACACAATTCAGCCCAGCCTCGAAGGTGCAGAGATGGCACTTTCCTCTCCGCAACGGAGTCATGAGCGGGATCTCTCTGGCGACGGTCATTGTGGAGGCCAGTGAGACCAGCGGCGCCTTGAAGCAAGCGGACTTCACCTTGAAACAGGGCCGGCTTCTGCTCATCCCGAAAAGTGCCTATGACAACCCCAACATTGCCTGGCCACGAAAGTATGCCGAACGAAAGGGAGCCTATGTGGTGCGTACCTCCACTGAGATTGTGGAACGCCTGACGGAGTACAGAATCTTTGCTCCATCCACAGATCCAATGCCTGATGAATCCCAGCAATTATCACTTCTTGAGGGCTAGGGTATGTTTCGGGGTGTACGGGATCTCGCTGGCTTGATTATCGATATCGACTCATTCCCAGAACCCCGGCTTCAGGACTGGGACGAAATTGCCAGCCTGAAGAAAAGTCTCTTCATCACATCCTCCAAGGCGCGAGCCGTGGTGATTCGAGAGACACTCCCTAAAAGCATTGTCCGAGTCATTCCTGACAACCGGGATGTGATCGGCACGATTTTTTTTCTACGGGAGTACCTGGATCAAATGGGTCTCCGAGTTACCCAGGTGGCCGTTGTGACAGCTGACCAAGGGTTCATACCCAAGCTTTCCCAGTACTACATCGGCAATATCCTGGTATCCAATACACTGTATCCGTACGATCGTCTGTCCATCAGCCCGGACATCCAGATCAGAAACCCAGAGGCTTTGAAGTCCTGCCTTCAGAAGAGATATCTTGGATTGCGAGGGGAACTCATCAGCTCGCCATATGCAAGGGAAGAGGACAGCGGTTCTGATGTTCTGCAAAGTGTACTGAAGACAGACCACGGAGAAGCTCACCTGATTGCATCCGGCCGGTACTTTCCAACCAAGCACTATGCACATATTATCCATCCACTGACAGCCCGCATCCTTCACGACAAGGAGGTTGGAGGCAAGGAAGAATCGACATTCCATGAGAAGATCCTATTTGAGACATACGACAGGATCCTGAAGCGCATCCTGAAGTACTGGTCTTCTGGCACGATCTGCCTGTCTCGAGTTCCTCCGCGACCGAATCAGATCGATCGGTTCAAACAGAGGGTGGTGGGGTTGTCCAAGGCGAACGGGATATTGGATGAAACCAGCAGCGTACGGTGCATACGGGACTTCGAATCCCAGAAGCAAATGACAACCCTGGACGAGCGGCGTAGAAACGTCAGAGGGGCATTCGAAGCATCTTCGTCCATTCGTGGGAAAAAGGTCATTCTGCTGGACGATATCATCTCAACAGGCATGACAGCCTCTGCCTGTGTGGACACACTCCTGGAGGCAGGTGCGGAAGCCGTTCTTGTCCTCGTCCTGGCTGTCAATCAGCTTGGAAGTTATTGGAAGTACCAGTTCCCGACTCTACACTGCTCACGGTGCGGCCAGCCCATGAAGCTGCTCGCGAGCTCAAACGGAGGCTATCAGTATTTCTGCTCCCTCTACCAGATATGCCGGACGAAAATGGATTACGAAGATGGATATGTCCAGATCATGAAACAGGTCGAAGAAGAGTTCCGGATGGATGTGACTCGGGAAACCATCGACCTGTAAGTCGATCGCGCGTTCACAGCTATAGCTCAGCATCTCATGAAACCACCCTCCTCCCGGGGGGTGGTTTTCATTTGGAAAGGAGGGTTCAGATGTCCCTGTTCACCCGCATCTTCAAGGCCCGGGACAAGCCGGTCCGGAACACGCTGCTGGGGAGCCCCTACAGCTTCTTCTTCGGGAGCACCTCCAGCGGGAAGGTCGTCAACGAGCGCACAGCTCTGCAGACCACAGCGGTGTACGCCTGCGTCCGGATCCTCTCGGAGACGATCGCCAGCCTCCCCCTGCATGTCTACCGCCACACGGATCGGGGCAAGGAAAAGGCGCCGACCCACCCGCTGTACTACCTGCTCCACAACGAGCCCAACCGGGAGATGACCTCCTTTGTGTTCCGGGAGACCCTCATGAGCCATCTGCTGCTCTGGGGAAACGCCTATGCCCAGGTCATCCGGGACGGCCGGGGCCAGGTCCTGGCGCTGTATCCCCTGCTCCCGGACAAGATGGCCGTGGACCGGTCCCCCACCACCGGGGAGATCACATATCAGTACCAGACCGACCGGGGGATCCTCCTGCTGCGAAGTGACGAGGTCCTGCACATCCCCGGGCTGGGGTTCGACGGCCTCATGGGATACTCTCCCATCGCCATGGCCAAGAACGCCATCGGGATGGCCATCGCAACGGAGGAGTATGGCGCCACCTTCTTCGCCAATGGAGCGAACCCGGGCGGCGTCCTGGAACACCCCGGGGTGGTGAAGGACCCGAAGAAGGTCCGGGACAGCTGGAATGCCGTGTACCAGGGAAGCGCCAACGCCCACCGGATCGCGGTCCTGGAGGAGGGCATGAAGTTCCAGGCCATTGGGATCCCACCGGAGCAGGCCCAGTTCCTGGAAACCCGGAAGTTTCAGATCAACGAGATCGCCCGGATCTTTCGGGTACCCCCCCACATGCTGGCGGACCTGGAAAAGTCGAGCTTCTCGAACATCGAGCAGCAGTCCCTGGAGTTCGTGAAGTACACCCTGGACCCGTGGGTCATCCGGTGGGAGATGTCCCTCCAGAAGGCCCTGCTCTCTCCGGCCGAGAAACGGCTCTACTTCGTGAAGTTCAACCTGGATGGCCTGCTCCGGGGAGACTACCAGAGCCGGATGAGCGGGTATGCCGTGGGCCGGCAGAATGGATGGCTCTCCGCCAACGACATCCGGACCCTGGAAGATATGAATCCCGTCCCCCCCGAACAGGGAGGGGACCTGTATCTCATCAACGGCAACATGACGAAGCTGGCCGACGCAGGGGCGTTCGCCAGGAAGTCCGCCCCGGAGAAGGAGGGATCGACCCTTGAATCGTAAGTTCTGGAACTGGGTCCGAAACGAGGATGGCCGCACGCTCTACCTGGATGGAGCCATTGCAGAGGAAACCTGGTACGGGGACGAAATCACCCCGAAGCTGTTCAAGGCCGAGCTGCTGGAAAGCGCAGGCGACGTGACAGTCTGGATCAACTCCCCGGGAGGGGACATCTTCGCTGCTGCCCAGATCTACAACCTCCTCATGGAGTACCCCGGGAAGGTGACGGTAAAGATCGACGGGATCGCCGCCAGCGCCGCCTCGGTGGTGGCCATGGCGGGAAAGCAGGTGCTCATGTCCCCCGTCTCCATGCTCATGATCCACAATCCCATCACCATCGCCTTCGGGGATGCCATCGAGATGGAGCGGGCTGTCGGGATGCTGGGGGAGGTCAAGGAATCCATCCTCAATGCGTATGAACTGAAGACCGGCCTGTCCCGAACACGGCTCTCCCACCTCATGGATGCCGAGACCTGGTTCAACGCCAAGAAGGCGGTGGAACTGGGGTTCGCTGACGGGATCCTGTTCTCGGATGCCAATCCCGCTCCGGAAGGAGAGGGGATTCTTTTCAGCCCGCATGCGGTGACCCGCTCGATCCTGAACCGGCTTCCCCCGGGGAAGCCCGCGGGGATCGACATCACCACCCTGGACAAGAGGCTGGACCTCTTGAAGACATGAATGGAGGAGACGGAATGAATCGGATTCTGGAACTGAGAGAGAAGAGAGCGAAGGCCTGGGATGCCGCCAAGGTGTTCCTGGACAGCAAGCGGGGAGAGGACGGGCTCATCGGGGCGGAGGACACCGCCGTGTATGAGCGGATGGAGACGGACGTCGTGAACCTGGGGAAGGAGATTGACCGGCTGGAACGCCAGCAGGCCCTGGACCTGGAACTGAGCCAGGCCATCTCGGCCCCCATCCGGAATGCTCCCGGCCCTGTTCTTCCCGACACCCGGACCGGCCGGGCATCCGACGAGTACCGGACGGCCTTCTGGAAGGCCATGCGGAGCAAGAACCACTTCGAGGTCCACAACGCCCTGCAGGTGGGGACGGACTCGGAGGGTGGCTACCTGGTCCCGGACGAGTTCGAGCGGACGCTCATCCAGGCCCTGGAGGAGGAAAACATCTTCCGGCAGCTGGCCAAGGTGATCTCCACCTCCTCGGGAGACCGGAAGATCCCCGTGGTGGCATCCAAGGGAACGGCGTCCTGGGTGGACGAGGAAGGGATCATCCCGGAGAGCGACGACAGCTTCGGGCCCATCTCCATCGGGGCCTTCAAGCTGGCCACCATGATCAAGGTGTCCGAGGAACTGCTGAACGACAGCGTGTTCAACCTGGAAGGGTACATCGCCCGGGAGTTCGGCCGGAGGATCGGGACCAAGGAGGAGGAAGCCTTCTTCATCGGGAACGGCACCGGCAAGCCCACAGGCATCTTCCACAGCTCGGGGGGCGCCACGGTGGGCGTTACCGCCGCCAGCAGCACCGCCATTACGGTGGACGAGATCATCGACCTGTACTACTCCCTGAAGTCGCCCTACCGCAGGACGGCCCAGTTCGTCATGCACGACGCCACCGTCAAGGCCATCCGGAAGCTCAAGGACGGCAGCGGCCAGTACCTCTGGCAGCCTTCCCTGACCGCCGGCCAGCCCGACACCATCCTGAACCGGCCCCTGCGGACATCCTCGTACGTGCCCACCCTCGCCGCCTCCGCCAAGGTCGTGGCCTTCGGGGACTTCAGCTACTACTGGATCGCCGATCGGCAGGGCCGGTCCTTCCAGCGGCTGAACGAGCTGTATGCCGTCACGGGGCAGGTGGGATTCCGGGCGACCCAGCGGGTGGATGGCAAGCTGATCCTGGCCGAGGCGATCCAGGTTCTGCAGATGAAGGCGTAGGTGAGAACCATGAGCAATGTCAGGAACTACACGGAACAGGGAGGCGACCGGACGGTCATCGGGGGCACCCTGGAGATCGCGGAAGGAGGGCAGGTCATTGGCCTGTCCTCCGACTTCTCCCCGGCAGCCTACCAGGCGGACAGCACCGCGTCGGATGTGGCGGGGATCGTTACGGATTTCAATGCCCTGCTGGCCAAGCTTCGGGCAGCCGGACTCATGGCTGCGGAATAAACCGGGAGGTGGAGGGAGATGGATCCTCTGGTCCTGCTCAACAAGGTCAAGGCGAACCTCATCCTGTCCCACAGCGAGGACGACAGCCTGCTGGAAGGATTCCTCTCCGCCGCCGTCTCATACGCCGAAACCTACCAGAAGAAATCCGAGCACTACTACGACGACCACCCCATGCCGCCCACTACGGAGCAGGCGGTCCTCATGCTGGCCTCTCATTTTTATGAAAGCCGGGATGGGAGCACGGCCGGGTTCTGGGGAGACAGCGCAGATGCGGGGAGGCAGGTCTGGAACACGGTGAACTGGCTGCTGCGGCTGGACCGGGAGGTGGTGATATGAGCTTCGGGAAGATGAACCTGTCGATCGAGATCGTGTCGGCTGTTCCGGTACGGGATGCGGAAGGATACATGACCCGGGGAGACCGGGTGCTGGCCCATGTCCGTGCCTACCGGGAGGAGCGGCATGGGAGCGAGCGGTGGGCCAACCGGGCGACCTTTTCCCAGGCCAACGCGCTTTTCCGGTTTCGCCGGATCCCGGGACTCGAGATCTCCCCGGACCTGGAGATCCTTTGTTTGGATGGGAGATACAGGATTCTCGGTGTGGAACGGATCGGGGGCCTGTACATCGAGGTCCTGGCCGGAAAGGTGGTTCCCAGTGGCTAAGGTGCAGATTGTTCTCCCGGATGAGTTTCTCCTGAAGTTGTCCTCCCTGGGGAAGCGGTTCGACGAGATCGCCCCCCGGGTGCTGGAAGCGGGAGCGAAGCCGCTGCACCAGCGATGTCTCCGGAACCTGGAAGCCGTGATCGGGAAGGACACCCGGTACCCTTCCCGGTCCACGGGCGCGCTGCTGGCATCCGTGGGGATCACCCCGGCCCAGAAGGGGCCGGATGACGAGTGGGACATTCGGGTGGGGATCGGGAGAGAGACAGATGAGAGTGGGGTTGCCAACGCCCTGAAGGGGATGGTTCTGGAGTATGGAAAGAGCGGACAGCCTCCGAAGCCCTGGCTGAAGCCGGCGAAGTCCGCTTCCCGGCAGGCGGTTCTCCAGGCCATGCAGGAGGAACTGCGGAAGGAGCTGGGACCATGAGCCTGCTGGCAGACCTTGTCTCTCTCCTGGATTCCCTGCACATCCCCGTGGAAACGGGATCCTTCTCCGGGGTCCCTCCCGACGAGTACGCCGTCCTGACGCCGTTGTCGGACACATATATGCAATTTGCGGACGATCTCCCGCACTTCGAGATCCAGGAAGTCCGGATCTCCCTGTTCTCCAAGGGGAACCACTCGGCGAGGAAGGCTGCCTTGGCTAATGCGCTGCTGCAGGCGGGGCTGACCGTAACTGACCGGAGATCCCTCGGGCTGGAGCCCGATACCCAGTACCACCACCTGGCCATGGATGTGGCCAAACTGCAGGACTTGAAGGAGGAGTAGCCCATGGCGACCATTGGCCTGGACATGATGTACTATGCGACGATTACGGAAGGCACGGGAGGAGAGGAGACCTACGGGACTCCCGCCTCCCTGGCCAGGGCTCTCTCGGCGGAGCTGTCCATTGAGCTGGCGGAAGCCATCCTCTACGCCGATGACGGGATTGCCGAGGTTGTGAAGGAATTCAAGAGCGGGAAGATTTCCCTGGGGATCGACGACATTGGGACGGCTGTCGCCGAGATCCTGACGGGAGCGAGAATCGATGACAACAAGGTGCTGGTCTCCGCCAGCGAGAACGGGGGGAGCCCAGTGGCCATTGGGTTCCGGGCAAGGAAGGCCAACGGGAAGTACCGGTACTTCTGGCTGTACCGGGTGAAGTTCGGGATCCCGGCCACGAACCTCCAGACCAAGGGAGATGGAATCTCCTTCCAGACCCCGACGATCGAGGGAACGATCCTTCGGCGGAACAAGGTGGATGCCGCGGGGAACCACCCCTGGAAGGCCGAGGTCAACGAGGACG